TAGATTGATTAGCGTTGATGTCGGAGGTACAAAGAAAGTCGGCCGCAAATATGGTGGCGAAAAGCGCAAAGGCGGCAAAGTTGTCAAGCAAGGTCAAGCGGTTGCAGGCGCATTGCTTTGGGGATCTGAATATGGATCACATCGTGGCGTAGATCGCCGTGGTCGTGCCTATTCTGACAGATTCAAGGCTCCATATAACAAAGCCGGATACTGGATCAATCCTGCGATGGATTATTATTTGCCCATAATTGCAAGAGAATATGCACAGATGGTGCAAGATGTAGTCAAGAAGGCAGGGATGGACTAATGGCGATTCCAAAGGTCAAGATAACTTTTGACGCTGATCTCGATGGATTACGCAAAGGCGTCAATGGCGCATCCAATGAAGTCTCAGGCTTTGGCGATAAGGTCGCAAAATTTGGCAAGATGGCTGGCGCAGCATTTGCCGCCGCTGGCGTTGCGGCAGCCGCTTACGCTGGCAAATTGCTTGTCGATGGCGTAAAAGCCGCAATCGAGGATGAAGCTGCACAGGCCAAGCTCGCGACAACTCTCACCAATGTCACAGGCGCGACCAATGCCCAGATTGCAGCCGTTGAATCGCAAATCACCAAGACATCCTTGCTGACTGGTCTGACTGATGATGAATTGCGTCCAAGTTTTGAGCGATTTGTGCGTGCCACAAAAGATGCTGACTCAGCTCTCAAATTGCAAGCAGTGGCGATCGATGTCGCCGCTGGATCAGGCAAATCACTTGAAGCTGTAACCAATGCAATGGCAAAGGCTGCCGAAGGCAATGCCGGATCGCTGGCCAAGCTAGGCATTGGACTGTCAGCTGCCGAGCTCAAAACTATGTCGATGGAAGAGATTACGGCCAAGCTCGCTGAAACATTTGGCGGCCAAGCTGCAGAAAAGGCTGACACATTCGCTGGCAAGATGGATCGTCTCAAAGTTGCATTCAGCGAAGGCAAAGAGACTGTCGGATCTTTCGTGCTCGATGCCATTACACCGATGGTCAGCGGATTTGTCAATACAGTCATTCCAGCTGTGCAGAAATTATCCGAGGAGCTCGGGCCAAAACTCACACCTATCTTTCAGACATTGACCGGATATATTCGCGACTATGTGATCCCTACATTCAAGGCCATTTGGTCTTTCATTACAGAATTTGTCATTCCAGCTATTTCCAGTTATCTCACACCGATCATCAATGGATTGCGATCAGCATTTGAGAAAGTCACAAGCAAAATTGCTGAGAATGAGGACAAGCTCAAGCCACTATTGGCTCTGTTCAAGGTTGTTGCAACATTTGTGCGTGATGTCTATGCGCCAACTGTCGGCAAGATTTTAGGCGGTGCATTTGATGTGCTCGGCACAGCAATTGGCATCGTCATTGATCTTTTCGCCAATCTTGTCGATGTGGTCAATAAGGCATTCAATGCCATCAAAGCGATTGTCAATTTCATCAAGAACAATCCGGTAACACAGGCCATCGGTGGAGCAATCGACTTTGCATTTGGCGGTGGCAAAGCCAACGGCGGCCCAGTAAATGCAGGCACAAGCTATGTCGTAGGCGAGCGCGGCCCAGAATTATTCGTGCCAAATACATCAGGCAAGATCATTCCAAATGGCGGCTCAGGCGGTGGCAACACCATCAATCTGACAGTCAATGGCGCGATCGATGCCGAAGGTACTGCGCGCACAATCGTTGATGTGCTCAATCGGTCATTTAGCCGTGGCACATTGGGAGCTCTGAATTTCCAGTCATGAGCATTTGGACACCGGAATGGTCACTCACAGTCAATGGCTCAAATGACTATGCAAGCCTAACTTTGGCCGATGTGGCCATCACATCAGGCCGTACAGATATTTACAGTCAAGCCACGGCAGGATATGCCAGCTTCACAATCCTCAATTTTGACGATACGCCAGTGACCATGCAGCTCAATGATCAAGTCAGCATCAAAGTCAAAGACTCGACAGGCACATTTGTGAATGTCTTTGGCGGCTATGTCACCGATCTTGATCTCGAAGTCAAGTCATCAGGCACTGGCGGCCTTGTGCAGAATATGAAAATCATCGCGCTTGGAGCTTTGTCGAAGCTGCCAAAGTCGCTTACCGAAGGCGTGCTCTCAAAAGATTTTGACGGCGATCAGATTTACACAATCCTCTCGGCTTTGCTATTCAACACATGGAATGAAGTGCCAGCGGCATCGACTTGGGCTGGATATAACTCGACCACAACTTGGGCAAATGCTGAAAATTCAGGGCTTGGAGAGATCGATCGCCCAGGAGATTATGAGCTCACTGAGCGATCTGCCGATGTCACCGATGTGTATTCACTTGTCGCAGCTTTGGCCAATTCAGGGCTTGGATATATCGGTGAAGATAATCAAGGCCGCATTTTCTATGCAGACAGTACGCATCGCAATACTTATCTCTCGACTTATGGATACACAAGCGTCTCAGGCAATACTGCGCTGGCCAGTGGCATCAAGACATCATTGAAGTCAGGCGATATCCGCAATGCTGTCACGATCCGGTACAAGAACAATCAGCAAGTATCTGCCGAGGATGCGGCATCTATCGCGGTATATGGCTATCAAGCTCAGTCAATTCAGACCACTTTGGAGAACGGCGCAGACGCATCAGATCAGGCCGATTTTTACTTGGGCATTCGAGCCAATCCACAAGCGCAATTCCGCTCCATTACTTTTCCGCTGGGCAATCCCGAGATCGATGATGCTGATCGAGATGCTTTGCTTAATGTATTCATGGGCTTGCCAATCGACATCACTGATCTGCCTGCCAACATTGGCAACGGACGCTTTCAAGGCTTTGTCGAAGGCTGGACATTTAGCGCGTCATATAACGGGCTGGCAATCACATTGACTGTCTCACCTACGGCGTACAGCTTGCAAGCCGCTCGATGGAACACAGTGAGTGTTGCCGAGACTTGGAATTCCCTATCAAATACACTTGACTGGAATGAAGCCACGATTGTGGCATAAGGAGAAAATATGGCAACGACAACCAATTTCGGCTGGGAGACCCCAGACGATACCGATTTGGTCAAGGATGGCGCAGCTGCGATCCGAACACTTGGCCAATCCATCGACACATCGATGGCCGATCTCGAAGGTGGCACGACTGGACAAGTCTTGTCAAAGGCATCAAATGCCGACATGGATTTCACTTGGGTGGCACAGGATGACTCCAATGCAATTCAGAATGCAATCGTCGATGCTAAGGGTGATCTCATCGCTGCGACTGCAGCTGATACGCCTGCGCGTTTGGCCGTCGGTACAAATGGTCAAGTCTTGACGGCTGATTCAGCGGAAGCGACAGGCCTCAAATGGGCTGCCGCTGGCGGTGGATCGCTTGTCTATGTAGGCGGCGCATCTCCGAGCTCGGTCAGCTCCCAAGCGATCGACAATGTATTCACGACAACTTACGAAAATTATATGGTCGTAACTTCTTTGAATTTTTCAACATCGACAAATTGTTATTTAAGAATGAGAAGCGGTGGAACAGATGACACCGCGGCCGATTACTATTCGAGAGCAGCTTATAATCAAATAAACGGCTCTGCGGCTGGAGCTTTCAGCCTTTCGGCAAATAGCTACGCCGGACTCAATGATGCTCTTGAAGCGATGACTGTGATGTATTTTATTAAGCCAAAGCCAGCCGTTGTTACTTTCATTTCGGGAACTAAAAACGGTTTCAAATTTAGCACCGATTTTTATCAGGGAGACTTTTCTGCGATAAAGAATTCTAACACCGCCTACGATGGGTTCAAGCTTTATCTCTCATCCGGCACATTTTCAGGCAATATCCGCGTCTATGGAATAGCGAACTCATAAGGAGAAATCATGCCAACAATAAACGAATACGACGCAATTACGGGCGAGAATGTTTCGATCGATCTGAGCGATGAAGATTTTGATGCGATGGTCGGATTGATTACACCCGTAAAATCCATGGCCGAAATGATTGAAGAAAATGAGGCACTCAAAGCTTCAGCCATCGCAAAGCTTGCAGCTCTTGGATTGACTGAGGATGAAGCGAAAGCAATCATCGGATGAGTTATCCAGTCGGATCAGCCGCACACGCCATTGAGATTGCCAAAGCTGAAATCGGCTATGTCGAAACACCGGACAACATCACCAAATTTGGCGAATTTACAAAGGCCAATGGATTGCCGTGGTGCGGATCATTCTGCAATTGGGTGCTCGCACAAGCTGGCATAAAGGTTCACTCAGTCGTCAGCACAGCTGTCGGAGCTCATAAGTTTAAGGAAATTGGTCGATGGCATGAAGTGCCTGCGATTGGCGATTTGGCATTCATGGATTTTCCACATGATGGCGTCGATCGCATCAGTCACATCGGCATCGTCGTCGGCATCGATGGCAAAACAGTCACGACCATTGAAGGCAACACATCCGGCACAGGCGATCAGCGCAATGGCGGCATGGTCATGGTCAAGCAGCGCACAATCGGCAAAGAGGTTGTTGGCTTTGGTCGTCCAAAATATGTGCCATATAAAGGCGAATTTCCAAAGGTAGAAATGCCATCACCAACAAAGGCCGAAAAGCCAAAGAAGGAGAAAAAATGGAGCAAATGAAAGCAGTCGCAGCCAGCTGGGCGAGATCATTTCTTGCAGCTGCGCTTGCGCTATACATGGCAGGCGAGACAGATCCAAAGACATTGGCAATGGCTGGCGCAGCCGCTGTCGCACCGGTGATCTTGCGCTGGCTCAATCCAAAGGATCAAGCTTTCGGGTTATTGGGGAAGTGACTCGGAAGGTACTGACGGCAGCTCTAGGGTTATCGCTTTCGCTAGGGCTGTCGGCATGTGGTTATCAGGGATGGACGCGGTATGAGTGCCAAAAATTTGAGAACTGGCAAAAGCCTGAGTGCAATCCGCCGCAATGTAAGGCTCTCGGAGTCTGTACTGAGGACATATTTGGAGAGGATCCCAATGGCTTCACCTCATCGAAGACTGACAAATGAGCAGCTTAAAGCTCGGCTCATCGTATTCATTGGCGTCTGCCTAGCTCTCACATTTGCATTCTCAGTCGCTGGGATGCTGTACGCGCTGATCTTTGTGACTCAGCCGCTTGGCGATCAAGCTCCCAATGATCGAGCATTCATCGAGCTACTTTCAACGCTCACGATATTCTTGACTGGCGCATTGGGCTCGGTGCTGGCATCCAATGGCTTGAAAGACAAGCCAAAATCGCCGGATGACACGCCGAAAGACACACGGGAATCTTGACCTTGTCAGCGATCTGCCACATCCTTATCGCAGGGAGCGAAGTTCAGTAGCTCACCGGATCGGGAGCATCATGACAGTTGAACAAATCATTGGCTTTGCCGTATTGGCACAGCTATCACTCGGGACAATCCTCTACTCAATGGGATACAGGGACGGCAAATCGGTCGGATACATGCGTGGCCGCGCTGTCCAAATGGCAGCGAGCAAAACAAAGGCGGTCAAGTAATGTGCCAAAATGAGAAAACATATCAATCGGAATGCACTCATTGTGGCGATCGTAATATGCGCCGTGTTCAATCTTGGATAGAAGGTTTGACGCATCACACAAGTTTTAATCGGACTTATTTGGTCGCTCAGGAAGTAAAACACATTTTTAACCAAATCCAAGACGAAGCGGTCACGGGCTGTCATTGCATATGTGCATTGTGTTCGCATTGTGATACGAAAGAGGAGACTGAATAATGGCCGGATTCTTGGATGGATATGAGGATGTCGCTGCACGCATCAAAAGACTGCACAGCACATTCCCGTCAAATCGGGTTGAGACATCGATCATTGATTTCAATGCACAAGCTGGATACATCTTGGTGGAATGCCGGATCTATCGAGAATACGAGGACGAAAAGCCATCGGCCATCGACTACGCATTTGGACGGGTCGAATCTTACAATCCCAGCATGAAGCGGTGGTTCGTTGAAGATACCGTCACATCTGCCATTGGACGCTGTGCAGGGCTATTGCTCGGATCTGAGACACGGCCAACAAAGCAAAACATGGAGCAAGTCGAGACGCTGCCAAAAGCATTTGTGGACAAGATCGAGGATGATCCGTGGTCGAAGCCATTTGTTGAGGATGGATTTGCTACAGCTGCAACAGGCATTGCTGAGATTGTCAATCAGCTTGGCGGTGAGCTCATTGCAGAAGCTCCACAGTGCAAGCATGGCCACATGATTCTCAAGTCAGGATCGAGCCCAAAGACGGGCAAAGATTATCGAGGACATGTCTGTCCAGAAAAGGTCAAGGCCAATCAATGTCCGGCGATTTGGTACACACTCGGCGCAGACGGCAAATGGAAGGTGCAAAGCTGATGGCTGACATGGAGATGATCAAGATCGCCACAGGCGAGCGCACACGATTCATGCAAGATGGCACAGTGACCAAAGATCAAGTCGATCCGCCAAAGATTGAGTGGTGCGATCGATGCGAGATGTTCAAGCGATTTGATGGTGGTCGATATGACACAGTCATGGGATCGCCTGAGCTGTGGTATTGCGAGCTGTGTAAATGAAAATGAAAGTGTCTTTCGATGACATGATGGAATCGATTGAGATTGCTTTGCTACGCATTCGAGAGATCAATGGCCGTCCAGATCATTCATCAAGGTACGACAAGAATCTGTCATTTCATGAATATGTCTGCCAATTGGCTGAATCGATCTGCGCTGAGATTGTGGTGGCTCGATACTTTGGGAACAAGGATTTCAAGCCGA